AATAATAATAATATAAAAATTTTAAAATGAAATCAAGTATTGAATTGAAAGAATTGAGAAATGACATTATTTCAAAATTAGAAGTTATCAAAGAAACTGCAACTGCAGAAGAAAGAGATTTAACTACTGATGAGAACAATGACATGGACACACTTCTTAAAAATGCAGATGAGTATTCTGTAAAAATCGAAAGAGCTGAAAAAGTGGAAACTGAAATCAGAAAAAACGTGAAAGTAGCTGGAACTCCAGTTCAAAAATTAAACACTGACAAAGAATTAAGAGGTTGGAGTTTATTTAAAGCAATTAACGAAGTTAGAAATGGTGGTTCTTTAACAGGTATTGAAGCAGAAATGCATCAAGAAGCTGAAGGTGAAGCTAGAAAAGGACTTCAAGGAATTGGTATTCCAACAATGTTAAAAGAAAAAAGAGCTATTGACCAAGGAACTTCTGCAATTGCTCCTACTTCAATAGGTGCTTATGTTGATAGCTTACAAGCTTCTGCACTTTACAACAGAATTGGAATCAATAACTTAGGAACTGTTGCTGCTGATACTGTTCTTCCTATTGCTGGAGGTTCAACTGTTGCATGGGGAACTGAAGTTGCTGCTGCTGCTGACGGGGGTGCTGATTTTGGAAAAGTTACTTTAACTCCAAAAAGAATCACTGGTTATGCTAACATTTCTAATGTAATCTTAGCTCAAAACGGACCTGCTGCTGAAGCATCTGTTATGAGAGATATGGGAAGAAACATGGGAACTCAAATTGATGCTGCAATGTTCGCTTCTGCTGATTTAGGTGGGGGAGCTCCTGGCTCAATTGCTGGAACTGCTGGTGTTTTAACATTTACTGAATCTGCTGCTGGTGGAACTGCTGGAACTTCTTCTGATATGTTAGAAGCAATCCAAACAATAGCTGACAATCATGGATTAGATGGTGCTTTAGCATTCGTTAATTCTTGGTTTCTTTATTCTAACATCAAAGGTGCTTCACAAGTTTCAAGTGTTTCTCCTTTATATACTGATGACAGATTAGCTGGTTATCCTGGATTCTTCTCTAATGCTCCTGCTTCTGTAGCGGCTACTTCTGGAGATGGACTTTTCGGAGATTTCTCTAGAGTTTACATGGCGCAATTTGGACCTTCTAACATTACTGTTGATCCTTATTCAAGAGCTGTAAATGGAGAGGTTAGATTGATCATGAACAATTACTTCGATTGGGGTGTTGCTGATGGTGCTTCATTTGTTAAATATACTACTTTAGCTTAATAGTATTCTATAATAATTAAGAATGGGGCTGGTTAAATAGCCAGTCCCTTTTTTTTAAAAAAAAATATAATGTATAGAAGTTTAAAAGAAGATACTTTAGCAGCAAATCCATTATTCACAACATCGGAAGCAAAGGATTTCTTAAAAGTTGACACAACAGCAGATGACACTTTAATTGATAATTTGATTAAAGCAGCAACTCAATCCTGCCAAATTTATACAAACCAATATTTTTTAGATACAATAGTAACTCAATACAGTGATAATTGGATGGAATTTTACAGACTATATAAGAGTCCAGTGTTTTCAATTACATCAGTAAAATATTATGATACAAACGACACAATCCAAACTTTAAATTCTACAAATTACATATTAGACAGAGCATCACAACCTGCAAGAATTGGACTTTCTGTTAGTGGAGCTTTGCCGAATTTAGCTAGTAGAATAAACGCTGTTGAAGTTAAATATACAGTTGGTTATGGATCAACATCTTCATCAGTTCCAGAAGGAATAAAACAAGCGGTTTTAATTACAATCGGGAATTGGTATGAAAACAGGCAGTCAGTAATTTCAGGGCGAACAGCAACTGAACTTCCTTTGTCAAGTCAATATTTATTGGAACAATATAAAATCCAAGTATGTTAAGTATTGGACAACTAGATAGGAGAATAAAAATAATGGAACCAACTTATGTTATTAATAAGTATGGAGAAGAAACAAAAAGTTATGCTTTAAAATATACACTTTGGGCAAAGACAGACTGGAAGAGTAGCAGTAGAGGTAAGGAATCACAAGAACAAGTTCAGAAAACTGATTTGTTTTTTTATGTTAGAAATTTAGGAATAACTATTTTAGGAACTTTTAGAATAGAATATGACTCTAAAACTTACATAATACATGGAATAAAAGAAATAGATGGAAGGGAACAATTTTTTGAGTTGGAAACAAGAATAAAGGACAATCAATAATGGCTGATGGAATAACTGTTGAAGCAAAAGGAATAAAAGAAATTGCTAAGATGTTTTCTCAGTTACCAAAACAAGTTAATGAAGATGCTGTTTGGGGAAAGTTCTGGAAGAAGGTAACTAAACCATTACAACAATCTGCACAAACGAACGCTCCAGTAGCAAAAAAGGATGTTGTTTATCCTGCAGACAAAAGTTTAAAAATAAAAAGGGGAACATTGAAAGACTCTTTAATATTTTATAGAACAAAAGCTTCAAAGGGAGATATTCATGGGGGTTATATTGGACCAAGGGTTAAAGGTAAATATAAGAAAAACAAAGGTGGATATTTCGGTGCTTGGGTTGAATACGGACACAAAATGAAACACGGAGGAACAACAAGGGCAAATCCATTTATGGAAAAATCCTTCAGGGAGAAAAGTGGAACTGTTTTATCAACTGGATTCCAAGATGCGGAAAAAATATTTGTTTCAGCTTTAAAAAGACATAAAAACAGATTAACAAAATACGGAAGTTTAGGATATTAAAATGGATATAGGAAAAGCAATATATAAGTTACTTAATGACAACATTGCAGTTGAGTCAATGGTAGGCACAAGAATTGCCCCAAATGTAATGAAGCAAACATCTCCATTTCCTTTCATTGTTTACGATGTTAGTTCAGATAAGCCAGAAGGTCAAAAGGATTCTGTTGCTTTATTGGATAATGCTTCAATTATGGTTTCAGCTTATTGTAAAACTTATTCAGAAGCTTCTAAACTTGCTAATTATATAAGAACAGCATTGGACAGAGTAAACGGAGTTTATAATAATGTAAATATTCAAGCAATTGATTTTGATGGTTATGACGATGTTTTTGATGACATGAGTGGATCGGATGGAGTTTATAGAAAATCTTTAAATTTCAATATTAGAATAATAAATTCATTTAACAACATTTATTCAACTTCTTTTGATGGAGTGGATGACTATGTTGATTTGGGAGTTGTTGGTATGGACTCAATGAAAACAACTGGAACAATTTCTGCATGGTTTAAATTAGAAACTACTGCAAGTTCTGGAAATATAATTCAATCCATTGTTGATTCTAACAATAAAATTATATTATATTATCATGCATCAAATAACCAATTGACAGCAACTTATAAATCAGGAGGAATTACAAACTCTGCTGTAGCTAGTGATAATATTGAAGGAGATGGATTATGGCATCATGCGGCTTCAACTTGGGACAGTTCAGGAAATATAAAATTGTATTTAGATGGAATTCTGAAAGAAACTACTGTAATATCTGGAACATTTTCAGGAAGTTTTACAACTTCATCTATTGGTAGTAATTCAATTGGAGGAGGATTTTGGAAAGGAAATATTGATGAAGTTAGTTTTTTTGATACAGATTTAACAGATTCGGAAGTTTTAAGCTTATACAATAACGGATCACCATTCAATCCAAAACCTGTTTCAAGTCTTTTTGGTTATTGGAAAATGGGAGATGGTGGGATAGTAGGAAATCCAATTGCTGTTTATCCTACAATTGAAGATGAAACTGGAAATAATAACGGAACAATGACTAACATGACATCAACTGATTTTGTTGTTGATGTTCCTGAATAAAGATATGGAAAAAAAGTATGTTATAATAAATAAAGAAATGATTGGGGCAATAGATTTCAAATTAGTTATTGAAACATCTGCTTCAACTTTAAGATATAGTTTGGATGGAAGTCAAACAATAATAAAATTCATTGGAGAAATACCTTCTTTTTTAGATGGTGAAAAGATTTATTCTCATAATGAAATAATTAAAACAATCAACAATCCAGAAAATGGATGGATTAACATAAACGAATAAAAAAATGAAATTTAAATTAAAAAGAAGCTATAAGGTAAACGACCATAAAACTTTGGTTGCTGGTCAAGTTATGGATGTAACGCAAGAATTTTATGCATGGCTACAGGAAAACGACTATGATAAAAAAGAAAAAATAAAAGAAAAGAAAACAAAGAAAGCTCAAGATAAAGGGCAAGAATTATAATTATAAATAAATAAAAAAATAAAATTATGGCAGCAAATGAAGGACAATTAAACGGAACAGAGCTTGGAGTCTATGTAGCAGGGACTTTAGTTGCTTATTCTACAAACGCAACTTTAAATGTGAATCACTCAACAAGATCAACTTCTTCTAAAGAAAGTGGTGGATGGGAAGATAACATGGAAGGTATGAGAAACTGGGATGTTTCTTGTGATGCATTATATGCTTGGTTAGATCCTGCAGGAAGTGCAATAACAAACAAAACTTTAAGTGATTTATTTACTGGTTACTTAGCTACAAGAACAAGTTTTGATTTAACTTTTGGTTCTACTGCAGTAACTGGATTAGGGAATACAAAATACACTGGAACAGCTTGGTTAACTTCTGCAAGTTTAACGGCACCATTAGAAGATACTTCTACATTCTCAGTATCTTTTCAAGGTTCTGGCCCATTGGTTCAAACAATTGATGTAACTCCTTAATAAGGAAAATTTTAGATCCTGCCCATGCGTTTTCTTTTCTGAGTGCGTGGGTAGGTTTCTTTTAACTCAGGAAAGACAAAACACTTAGAAAATGAATTACGAATTATTAGAGATAGGAGAACACAAAATGCCAATTAGATTTGGTTTCAATGCATTGAGAAAATACAGTTTAATGACTGGTTCAACAATGAAAGACTTAAACAAATTAGGCTCAGGAGAATTAACTTTCAATGATGCTTTTAGTTTAATATATTGTGGAATGGAAGATGGTTACAGAGCAGCAAAAAAACCATTTACTTATTCAATTGATGACATAACAGACATGTTTGATGGACATATGGAATGCATGGAAAAAGCTTTTGAGATATTAGGAAGAGCAATGGGAACAGGTGAGGAAAAAAAGATAAAGGCCAAGAAGGTGAAGAAGAAGAGCTAACTTGGCCAAAACTGGAGAGGGTAGCATTTGGACAGTTAGGAATGAAAGTGGAGGAATTCTACGATATGTTACCAAGAGAGTTCTGGAACAAATTGGAAGGGTTTCATGAGTTGGAGAATATGAGGCAGAGAAGCGATTGGGAGAGGACTAGATGGAGCACTTGTTTGTTATTGAATATTCAGCTTCCAAAAAACAAAAGCATCAAACCAAAGGACTTAATTAAGTTTGAGTGGGAACAAGATAATAAAATTGATTTCAAAGAATTAAAAATGAAAGCTGAATTATACAAAAATAAAATAGAAAATGGCAAGTAAAGCAATTGGATTTTTAAATTTCAAATTTGGGGCTGACTTAGGTGGTTTTGAAAAGGCCATGAAAAAAACTCAAAAGAAACTTAAAAAGTTTGGAAATAATGTTAAGAAAACTGGGAAGAGTCTTTCAACGGGATTAACTTTACCAATTCTAGCTTTTGGAGCTGCTTCAATAAAAGCATTTGATGAACAAGAAAAAGCAATTGCACAAGTTGAAGCCGGATTAAAATCAACAGGAAACGCAGTTGGGTTTGCTTCTGATGAACTTCAGAAAATGGCGGCAGATTTACAAAAGACTACACTTTTTGGAGATGAAGAGATATTAAAAGGAGCTACTGCACAGCTTTTAACATTTACAAACATAACAGGAGAACAATTCAAAAAAACACAAGAAGTTGCTTTAGATTTAGCCACTAGATTGGATGGAGATTTAAAGAGTGCTTCAATAATGTTAGGTAAAGCATTGAACGATCCAGTTGCTAATTTATCCGCTTTGTCAAGAGCTGGAATCCAGTTTACAGAAGAACAAAAATCAACCGTTAAAGCAATGGTTGAAACAAATAATCTAGCTGGAGCACAATCTTTAATATTAGAGGAACTAGAGAAACAATACGGTGGAAGTGCTGAAGCTGCCGCATTAGCTGGGATGGGACCAATTACTCAGTTAAAAAATCAATTATCTGACCTTTCAGAACAAATTGGGGAAAGATTAATTCCTTATATTACACAATTTACAACTTGGATGGTTGGGTTGGCTGAAAAATTTGATAGCTTATCAGGTTCACAAAAAGACAACATTGTTAAATGGGGATTAATATTTGCTGCAATAGGTCCAGTATTATTTATAGTTGGTCAATTATCCATTGGAATATCTGCTTTAATTGGAGTTCTTTCAACTGTCGGAACATTCTTGCTTGCAAATCCATATATTGCTTTAGCCATTGGAATTGCAGGTGTTGTTTTTGCTTTAACCGATTGGGCAGATGGATTATGGGGAGTGAGTGATGCTCAGAAAAATGTTGATGAAATAAATAGCACAGCTTTAAAGTCAATTATTGGTCAAAAAGTTGAAGTTAATTTATTAACGAAGGTATTAAAAGATGAGAACTCAACATTAGAGGAAAAGGAAAAAGCTCTTAAAAGTTTAAACAAAATAGCTCCTAAGTATTATGGGAAATTAAACGCTGCAACTTTAGATGTTAAAGCTTTAGATAATGCAACTAAAGATTATACAGCTTCTATATTACAACAAGCTAAAGCAGAGGCAGCAATGGGTAAACTTAAGGAATTAAATGCTGCTATGATGGAGATTGAAATGAGTGGATTAGATAAGACAAGTGGTTTTTATATTGTAGCTAAAAAGAAAGTACAAGATCAGATTGACGCAGTTATGAAATTAGTTTTGGCAAATAAAAAACTTGAATCTTCAACAAATGAAGTAACCAAACCTTCAAAAACAACAAATCCATATATTGATTCGGGTGGTAATGATGATACTGACAACGGTGGGATTGATAAAAAAATTAAAGATGTTGAAGTTTTAACTCTAAAATTAGAACACTTAGTAGATCTTGAAGCAAGTTTTGGAGTGAACACTGCTTTTTCTAATACTTTTGAAGAACCACTTAAAGGAGTTGAAGCATACAGAGGAGCTTTAGGGATATTAGGGGATGAAATAGCTATATTTGCAGGAACAACAGCAGTAGAGCTTGAAAACGCTTTAATGGGAACAATGGATAAACTGGGAGGTGAATTATCTCAAGGAGCACAATCATTCCAAGAGTTTGGAGAAACTGTAAAAGGAGTTTTAAGGGATGTAATAGGTGGATTGATTGCTAAAGGTATAACAGCAGCAGTTTCAAACGCTTTAAGTAGTCCTGCTTTGTCAATAAATCCATTTTTAATTCCTGTAATTGCTGGGGCTGCTGCTGGTCTAGCAAAAACTGCTTTTAGTAGTTTAATTCCAGAATTTGCAGAAGGTGGATTGGTTACAGGACCAACAACAGCATTGATAGGAGAGGGAATTGGAACAAACGCTGGTAATCCAGAAGTAATTGCACCATTAGATAAATTAAAACAATTTATGGGAGGAGGAAGTCAAAACATTAATGTAACAGGGAAGCTAGTTGGAAATGATATTTATTTGAGTAATAGTAAAACAGGAACTAATAGAGAAAGATCAGTCTAATGGCATACGCGAAAAGATACGAATCAGAATATAAATCTAGTAGTGGGGACACTTATACATTTAAAGTTTTTTGTAACGCATGGCCTTCTTCAAGTGTTGATATTAAACTTAGCACTGGTGGATGTGTTATAAAATACGAAACAAATGGAGAAAAGAAATTCAGCCATATTTTAGCGAGTTCAATGGACATTCCTTTTATTGTTGAAGATACTGGAATGCAAAATTTCATTGATGATTTAAGAGATGGAACTTATGCTGAAAAAGATGTTTATGTTTACCTATATAATAGTAATGATTTAACAAATCCGCTTTGGGCTGGTTATGTTTTAATGGACCTTTCTGCAAAACAAGATGTTTCTTTTCCTTATGAAGTAAAATTAACCGCTGTTGATGGAATAGGATTATTAAAAGACAAACCATTTATTAGGGAAATAAGAGCTTCGGGTGGATCAGTTGATTTTCCTTATGAGAAAGAGGATGTTTGGTATAATGAATACACAACTTTTAGATATTGGATTGAAAGAATATTGGTAAAAACTGGAAGTCCTATTTCTGGAAATGGACTGCCATCTAATTATACATATCAAACTTCTGTTAATTGGTATAACTCACTTAACACAGGAACATCTCAAACAGATGATCCTTTAGCATTAACTCAGTGCAAGATGAATTCCATGTATGACAAAGAGGAAGATGGATATTACACTCCTAAATCAACATACGATGTTTTGGAATCTATTTGTAAAAGCTGGGGAATGCGTTGTGTTTATTGGAACCATACTTTTCATTTTATTCAGATTGCGGAATATTTAACAGCTAACACTGGATCAATTTCTGCTCCAATAAATATTCCAACTAGAGAGTATTATTTTAACGGAGGTTTGAGAACAACAAATGCTTATGTAGGAACAACAGAACTTTCAAGATATCAATTAGACCTTGAAAACATAACGGATCCAAATTATGGATTGCAAAAATTATCTGGTTCTCAATATGATTATTATGCACCAATTAAAAAAGTAGTAGGAAACTTTAATGTCTTTGCTGATGGAAATCATTTTTCTGGGTTTCCTGCTTTGGACCAAACAAACTCAACTTCAAGTGCTATAATTTACTCCTCACCAATTGCAACATTAACAGATGCAGATAATTCAACAGGATGGTTTTGCCAAATACCTTTAAATTTCTCAAATATAACCTCACAAAAATTATCTTTTGGAGTTCAGGTTGGTTCGAGTAATCCAAGAGTTGTAGACATGCAAACTGTTTTCAGTATAAGAGCAAAAGCAAATGGAGCTGGAAGTTGGGATAAAATGTTAGTTGATATTGGTGGGGTTTTGTCATGGACAACTTATGATGCAACTGCTCCAACAAACTATATAACAAATTTAGAAACAAATATTCCAATAGGTGCAAGCCAAAGATTGATTTTTGATTCAACTTCTTATGCTGGTGGGGTTGTTCCAACGGATGCATCTTTTACTGGAGATTGGGATTTTGAGTTCTTTACTTTTACAAATGGAATTTCTAGTGTAAGGACTCATTATCATGGAACAATACATGCTTCTTCAAATAGTCAAAACTTAACAAGAGCAGGAGGGGCTTCTACAACTTTTAATTATTCAAATCCTTTTAACTCATCAAATCAATATGTTGGAATATTTGCAGAAGTAACTGGTGGAGCTATTGGTAGCACATCAGTGAGAAACGAAATAACATCAACAACAACAGATTCATATACTGTAGAATTAAACGACTTATATTGGGGAGATAGTGATCTAAATGATATTGGTTCAACTTTAAAAGTTTGGGATGGGTCTGCTTTTACAAATACATCAGATGTTGGAACTTGGGGAGTTGGAACATTAGCTGGAACAGATTCATTTGTTAACTTATTAGCAAAGGAAGTTATGAGTTGCCAAAGTTATTCTTCTTTAAAAATGAACGCAACTTCTGCATTAAGTGAAACAAACAAAGATTTAACTGGAGGGTTTCCAAAATTTGTTAATCCAGTTGGAAGAATTTTAGATTTGGATAACAGGAAATATGTTATGTTAAGAGGGACTTTTACAACTGGGTCTGATGAATGGAGTGGAGATTGGTTTGAGTCAACTTACAATGCTACTACTGTAACTGTAGCCAGTTCTTATTATGGAGGTGTGATTTCTGGTCCTGTTATGGGAGGAGGAAATCAGGGTGGAATAGTTGGAAGCGGAGCGCAATCAAATGTTCAGCCTTGGGGGTCAACTTCAACATCTACAAATGTTCTGGCTGGAAGTATAACTTCAATTCCAATTGACCAACTTCAATCTGATATTTTTAAAATTGGTGATGTTGTTTATTTAATAGATGATAGAAGTGGACAAAGAATTAGTTTTGTAATAAATGCGGACCAAGTTGTTGCAGACACAACTTTAACAGTTGTTGCTAAAGTAATTGATTATGATTTAAGAATTGGATCTCTTGTTGGAATAGATAATGAAAACTTAATTCAACAATACCAAAGAAAAACAGAGGGAACAGTTGCTGGTTTTGATATTGATTCTGATGGTATCTCTAAAGGTGGGGTTGAAATAACTGGATGGTTGGATAGTGATACAATGACAGGAGCAACTGCAAACAATGTCCCAACTGCTGAAAGTGTCAAGGCTTATGTTGACTCATCAGGAACTAAGCCAAATTTTGCTGCCTTAACTTGTTCAACAACATCCTTAACTTCTGCATCAAATGGAGCTGCTAGTGCTGTTGTTTGTCAATATGATACAGAAACAACTACTTCCACAACTAACACAATAATTTCTTATGGAGCTGCTGGAGTTCCTAGTGTTACGGGTGGAGAATATTCCTTTTCAGTTGCACCTGATGAAGATGTAGTTGAAACTTCTTTTGAGTTCACTTGGAACGTGGGGTTTGACAATTCAGTAGTAAATAACAGAATTTTGTTGGGAGTGAAACTTCAACAAGGTGCTGAAACGGGTGGAGCTATTGTTTGGGCTGATGTTGATCCTACTCACTCTTACGCTTACAACAGGGGAGCTGGAGCTATAAGACTTGCAAGCACATCAAACGGAATGTTTGTTATAATAGAAGAGGCTCAGCCAATACAATATTTCAGATTATTAATTTGGAAGGAAGCTGCATCAAACGGATCAATGAAAGGAATTACAGAATTAAACGGAACTAATTTTAGAATCAAACAAATAAATTAAAATGACTACTACAACAAAGGATAATATTGAATTAATAGCAGCAAATGGAGGGGCTGTTGGATTAAGTCTTACGGAAATAAACGAAGGATTGATTACTGTTTCCATAATATTGGCAATATTCGTTTCACTAGCAAAGCTGGTTAGGAAGAAAAAGTAAACATTAAATTGTTTAAAAGTTTTGTTTATTTGTTATTCTGTATTATAATTTTTTATATCTTTACAATATGAAACATTTCAAACTCAGTGAATTTTCATCACCAGACCAGAAAGATTCTGGCAAACAAATGAACAAAGAATTTCTTTTGTTTATTGATGAACTCAGAAGCCGTTGCAACTTCCCTTTTAGAATAACTAGCGGATTCAGAACTAAGGAATATCACCAATCATTAACAGATAGAGGTTACCACACAATCCCGAATTCTGCTCATCTTAAGGGATTAGCTGCAGACATATCAATTTCAGACTCTAAAAAAAGAGCTGTATTTTTAGTTCATGCTATGGAATTATGTGATGAATTAGACCTTCCATTTAGAGTTGGATTAGCTGGGAAATCAAAGGGCAATTTTGCTCATATCGATATTGATTCAACAAAACGAAACCCCAAACTATGGATTTATTAAGTAAACTTTTCGGAGGTTCTGACTTGGTTAAAGAAGTTGGAAACATTTTAGATGATGTAATAACATCAAAAGAAGAAAAGTTAATTCTTAAACAACAAATTGAGGCAAAGATTCTGGAACATGAATCAAAAATGCAGGAACAAATTTCTAAAAGATGGGACTCTGATATGAAATCAGATAATTGGATGAGCAAAAATATTCGACCTTATACTCTTGCATTCCTTATGTTAGTTTTTACAATATTCACTTTAATAGACTTTAGTTATATTGAACTGGAAATAAAAGATTCATGGATTGACCTTTGGCAAATGCTGGGAATAACTGCTTTTGGAGCTTATTTCGGAGGAAGGTCTTGGGAAAAAATTAAAAGAAAATGAAAAAATACTTAGAATACAAAAAGGAAATAATTGAGTTGTTTGAAAGTGGGGTTGGATTTGCTGATATATCTCGTTATTTAATTGATAAATACAAGTTGGATGTTTCTGTTGATTATTTAAGAAAACAAATAAGTGATGTTGTTGGATATTTAATTGCGGATAAAGAAATAATTGAGGTAAACATTAGGTTAGCAAAACAAAAACAAAAAGCTCAGGATTTAAACAGAATTGCAAACAAATCATTTAGGGAGTGTGCAAGAACTGAGAACTCACTGGAGGAATACAACAAAGAAATAATAAAGTTATTAAAGAAACACTCTTTAAGTGTTAAAATAAAGAAGAATAAAACAAAGAAAGGTTCTGTTGTTGTTGTTCAGATAGCAGACCCACATTTCAATGAGTTGGTAGATTTACCATCAAACAAATATGACTTCACAGTTGCTTCAAAAAGATTACAGAAATTTGCACATTATGCAAAAGAGTATGCAAGACTTCATAATGCAACTTCTTTTCTAGTTGCAATAACTGGGGACCTTATAAATTCAGACAGGAGAGTGGATGAGAAACTATCAATGGCAACTAATAGAGCAAAGGCGACATTCTTGGGAGTTCATTTGTTAAAACACTTTATTTTGGACCTTAAGGAAGTGGCTCCTGTTAAAGTTTGCTGTGTAACTGGAAACGAGTCGAGAGTAAATCAAGATTTGGGATGGGTGGATATAGTAGCATCGGACAACTACGACTTTACA